AGGTACGCCAAAACGTCGCTAGCTAGAAGGGCGACGTCTTCGTCGACGAATCCGATCCCGGCGGGTCGACCTTCCCCGACGTCTAATACGCCTTCGTCGCGCAATTCCGCCACCTTCGACTTTACCGTGCGTTCGGAAACGTCGGGCGTGGCGCTATCAAGGTCGGCGTACGTGACGGTGCCGTACGCCACCGCAAGCCGAAGGATACGAACCTTCGTGTAATCTGACGTCGATCGCATTAGGGCGGCGTACGCGTCGCCGTTTTCGTCGCGTATCCGTTCGACGTCGACGATCGAACGAAGGTCTTTCGACCGGGTCGCTAACCACGAAAGGTTAGCGTATCCGATTAGGTCTTCGTACGGTCGTGGTCGTACGTGGCTATCGTGAAAATTCGTTTCATACTGTCGGTCGCGGGTTTCGTGGCTTTCGGTCGACATTCTTACGTCGTCATATCCGGGCTTCCCTATGCTTCGACGACGTCACCGAACCGCGCGGGTTCGGCGGTGCCGTCGTACCATTCGTCGAATTCGCACCCTAAGTCTAACGCGACGCGCACCCATTTTTCGCCGCGTTCCTTGCGATCGTCTTCGCGGGGTTCTTCGGCTTCCCCGTGCGCAAGTACCGTTATCGGGTCGAATACTAGCGTTCTATCGCGTAAGCGAAGTGCTATAAGCGCGTCGGTGGTTTGCGCCTTTCCCGCGACGCGGGCCATAATCGACGTACGACCGTTCTTCGGCGCGGTCTTTCGGGAAACGCATACGAAGTCTTGCCCGTCGATTCGGATACGAAAGGCGAATCGCCCGACGCCGTCTTCGTACCACCGACGGATACGCACCTTTCGGGCCTTGAAGTATTCCGCGAAGTCACCTAGCGCCGACATTAGACCACCCGCACGACGGCGATACCCTTCGGGTCGGTTACGACGAACGGCACCGCGATTGACACGACCGGCGGTTCGGAAACGACGCGGGTGTCGACTAAGACGATCGTGTCGTCGGGCGCTTCGGGCGACACAAGCACGTCGTACCCGTCGATACCGATACCGTCGGTCGTCGGCGGGTCGGATAGGGTGTCGGCTAGGGCGTCACGCACCGCCTTCGACGTTAGCCATACGGCACCCTTCGACACCTTTCGACACGGCGTCGATTCGGTTTCCCCGCCGTACCCGGCGTTTCTTATCGCGTTTTCGGCGTCGCGCAAGGTGTCGATAATCCGCCCGTCGGAATGTTCGAATTCGTGCGCGGCTTCGTCGATTAGGATATCGAACGATCGGCGTTCGGTCGCTTCGAAGACCCGGTCGGTAAGGTCGGTAAGTTCGAAGTCGGGTCGAAGCGACGGCAATTCGTCGACGTACGTGTACCGCTTCGGTCGCCCGACTTCTTCGAACGCGACGTACCGATTCGGGTAGGGCACCCGACCGGCGTGCGCGGCAAGGGCGTACCGAAGGGCGTCTAAACTGTCGTCGTGGCTTCCCATAGTTACGAATCGTCGTCGACGTCGTACGGTGGCGCACCGAAGACGTCGCCGTAATGTTCGGAAATATGCGGTTCGAATTGGTCGGCTTCGCCGGGAAGGTCGTCGGGGGAAAGGGCGACGTAAAGCGCCGCGTTTTCCTTATCCAATTGAAGGGCGTAACACCCGTACACGAAGTCGCACCGCCAAAGCAAGGCTTCGATACGGGCGTGCAATTCCCGGTACACGGTTTCGACCGACTTCCGCCCGTCGTCGTCTATTTCGATCGTCGTGTACGTGCCCGGTTCGGGAAGCGGGTCGGTCTTCCCCGTGATATGTTCGTGCTTTTCGGATATCGCTTCGATCGCGGCTTCGACTTCGTCGGGTAAATTCACGCGTCGACACCGGCTTCCGCCAATCGTTCGACTAGCACGTCGAAGGCGGGCGTCGCACCGACGTCGACGTCGTGGTCGCTAGCTAGTTCCTTCAAGCGGTTATACTTCAAGTCTTCAAGCCGGGCCTTCCGGTCTTCGACGGCGGCTTCGTGCCCGCGCCACGCTCGGATATCCTTAACCCGGCTAATGACGGTGCCCTTAGACACGCCCGCGATATCGCCGATATAGTCTTGCGCAAGCGATACGCGGTTATCCTTCGCGGCGACGTACACGACGCCCGACGCGACGCCCTTCGGGTCGGTGTTTTCGACCCAATCGGCTTCGGGAAGGTTATGCACGATCGCCTTAGCGTCGTCGCGCACGACGTCGGGCACGCCGTCGACGGCGTCTAGGATACGGTCGACGGTGTCGGCGATAGCGACCCGGTCGCCGGGCGTCGGCGGCGTAATGTCGCCGTCGAACCCCGCCTTAATGATATCGCGGTATTGGTTTCGAATCGTGACGGGCGACACGCCCGACACGTCGGCGACTTCGCTTTGTTTAATCGGCGCGTCTAGAAGGTACGCGACGGCGTACACGACGCCCGCCGCGAAGCCGGAAGGCGACTTCCCCGAATGCACGCCTTCTTCGGTGGCGCGGGCGCAAAGCCCTTCGGCGGTTTCCTTGAATTGTTCGGATACGCCTAGGTCGTCGCAATACCGGGTAACGTACGTCGCCGGGTCTTCGATCGACACGTCGTACGGAAGCGTATCGACTAGCCGTCGCATATCGGAAACGACGTCGTCGGCTTCGACACCCGCGTCGAATTCCCGTGCGATCGTACGCGGCTTTACCGGGTGGTCTTCGATACGGGCGGCGGCGTATAGTGCGCCGGGAATTTCGCGCCCGTCGCCGACGCGGTTAAACCCGGCGTCGATCGCTTGCTTATGGATAGATACCGCTAAGGTAGCGACCGAACCGGGAAGCCCGATACGATCGGCTAGGTCTTCGATACGCGACGCGCCGTCGGTTTCGACACTCATACGGGATAATAACGACCGCAAGGGCATAAAAGCGTGTCGCTAATGCACTTTGAGATATAAGGCGACGGCGATTTGATATGGGGTATGGATATCTTCGAAACGTCGCGCCGGGTCGTGCCGGGAATGAATACCGACGTCGACGACCCGTCGTGTATCGTATGCGGAAGACCGTTCGGCGAACGGCACCATATTCAATATACACCGAAGCAAGTTATCGCGTACCTTTGTACGCGGTGCCACGGGCTAGTACACGCCGATAACGGGATATTCGACGACCTTCGACCCGACGAAGAACGCGAATCGTTACCGGCGGAAGTGCGCCACCGGTTAGAACGCGAATACCGGCGCGGCGATTACGACGTCGTTACCGACCCGCCCGAAGACGTCACGGAATGCGGCGGGTGCGATCGGCGTATACACCCGGCGTTAGTCGACGACGTCGAACGCAATTACCACGACCTTCGATATTGCCCGACGTGCGGGTCGGAATTGTAACCAATTCATAGTATAACGACGACAGATTTATGTACCCCCGCGCGTATTATAGAATATGGTGCGAAGCAAGGCCGGCGACGAACCGACGATCGAAAGCATAGTCGACGCCGCGCACGGCGACGACCGCGACCATTTCCTTCGGCACGTCGAACCGGAAGACTTCGACGTCTTGATTCGCCACGACGCGCACGTCGAAACCGACGTCGTCGACGGCGTCGTCGTTCACAAGGTCTTCGAATCGTACGACCGCGACGCCGACGCCGAATCGCTATCGTGGTCGTCTTACCCCGCGTGCCCGTGCGACGACCACCCGCGACCCGACCGCGAATACGACCACGACGAAGACGCGGGCACGGTTACGGAAACGTGGTCGTGCGACGAATGCCCGTTCGAAGTGCGCCGCGCGTCGGAAGGGTCGCCGACGCACCCGGATTCGGGCAAGTCGCGCCCGCTATGGTACCGCGCGACGGTGCCCGCCGGGTGCTTAGACACCGACTTCGACGCCGACAAATGGGAAGACTTCGTCGCCGACGTCGACGACGAAGAAGACGTCGAAGTGTCGGCTTCGATCGTTCGTCGCCTTAGCCTTCGGCGGTACACGTACGCGATTCGTGACGACGCGCACGTTAGCGCCGAATACGAAGGCGAAGGCGACGACCGGGAAAAAGTCGCCGACGCGTATATCGACACGTTCGAATGCGGCAATTGCGGCGACACGCACGACGCACCCGCGAAGAAGACGCACCCGGTCTTCGGCGACGTTTGCCCGGCGTGCGAAGACGTCGATACGTGGTCGCCCGACGACGCCGACCTTCCCGACGACGTCGTCGACCGTATGGGCGACCACAAGTCGTTTAGCGCGTCGAATATCGTCGCCGTGCTTCGTGACGTTATCTATTGGGGCAACTACCGGGCGACGATCGACGCGCAAACGGGCGGCGGGCTATTCGACACCGACGACCCGGTCGACCCGGAAGACGTCGGGCCTATCCATACGGGCAAGCAAGGCGCTTACGGCACCGGTCGCGGCGACGGCGAACCGGGCACGGGCTTCCGCCGCCCGTCGGGTGCCGCGCACAATAAGCAAGCGTGGCGCACCGTCGTCGAAGACGCGTGGGAAACGGGCCTTATCGCCCGCGCCGACGACGGCGACGTCGCCTTCGACGACCCTAACGCCCGGTGGCGGGCGACCGATAAGGGGCGCGACGTCTTCGACGCCCTTGCCCGGTGCCGTACGTGCGGCGACCGCGTCGACCCGTTCCTTCGCGTGTCGACGTACAAGGTCGGTCGGTCGACGAAGAAGGATTACACGCTTACGACCGCGTGCCCGTCGTGCGACGCCGGGCGTTCGAAGCCCGTCGGCGGTATGGTAATCGAATCGTCGGGCGGGGATTGGGCGAACGTGCCGCTTCGTGGCGTCACGTACGACGACGGATAGGCCCGCCACGCCCGCCACGACGACGCGCTTCTTCTTCCGCGACCCATACGACCCGTTAGACGTGCCGCCGCGTCACGCGCCGCGTGCGGCGTTATAAGCGATCGGTGGTCGTGCCACCCGTGCCGCCGTAAGGGTCGGTAAACCCAAAGGGTGAATAGCGACACGCTTTTAACACCTTGCGGAATAGGGAAAGGCGCAAAGGTGCGTAACCGTGACGACACAACTAGTAAAAGCGGTCGAAGAAATGTTAGACAAAGGGCGACCCGGCGGCGACGACGCCGGGCGCGAAACGGTCGATAACCGCGAACGTGGGTGCGGGCACCTAAAGCCGAATTCGGCGTACGTGCGAACCGACGTCGCGGCGCTATCGTCACCCGACGGGGAAATTCCGCCGTGGGTGACGCTAGACGACCCGATCGAATACCGGGAAAACCCCGGCAAGGGCGCGATAATTCCGGGGTACAATGCCTTCCCCGGCAATTCGTTTAGCCTTCATTACGTGGCGAACGGCGGCACGACGACGCCCGAAGGCGATATCGACGACCATATCGACCGCCTTCGGCGGTGGGGGTTCGACGGCGACCATTACGGCGATATCACGTCGGCGAAGGCGATCGACATTCTAATGTCGGTCGGTAAGTCGAATTGGGAAACGCCGGAAGAATTTATCGAAGAATCGCGCGACCGGGGGTTAAACCTGAAAATCCCCGTTTCGTCGCGGCAAGAACCACCGATCGTCGAACCCTTGCGTACCCGGTGTTGGGTAATCCACCCGCACGGGTGCGGGGAAAACCGACCGGGGATAATCGGGTACGCGTACCTAACGCGCGTTATCTATACGTCGGGAACGAAGGCGACCGACGAAGACCCGGATATCCCGAAATGGGCGGAAAACTTCGCTAAGACCGGGCGGCTAGACGTCGTCGATCGTGGCGAACCGATCGCGGAAGACGAAGACGTGCCCGAAACGACGTTAGAAAACTTCGCGCCGGAAGCCGAAGAAGACGACGAACCCGAACCGGTCGAACGCGACCGCGACGTCGCCACCGTCACCATTCCGTCGGGCGCGAATAACCGCGACGTCACCGGGCTAGAAATAGAATTCGGGCGCGACGATATCGACGCCGACGAACGCGTCGAATCGTTCGAAAACGCGTTAGAAGGCCCGCTTACGTATAACGCGCTAAAGGTAATCGCGTCGAACCGTGACGACGTCGACGTCGGGTCGCACCCGTCGACCGACGATATCGTCGAAGCGCTAGCCGACGTCGGTGCGATCGTACCCGCCTATTGGCGGGCTAACGCGGGTGGCGAATAATGATAGACCCGAACGACCTAAGCGACGACGAACTTAGCCGCGTGCTTAATACGCCGCTTTTCCGGCGGGCGTTAGCGTACAAGCGACTAGCCGACGGCGTCGAATGGTTACGGCAAGACGACGAACTATTCGACCAATTGGCCCGCGACGTTAACGCGGAAGCCGGTGGTCGTACGAAAGTCGCCACGACGAAGAAGACGCTAGAAGGCTTCGTCGCCGTGGTCGAACGGTACACGTCGTTAGTCGACGACGACGGGGAAGCGCCCGACTTCAATTCGGGCGAACTAGCCGACCTAATCGTCGACGAAGACGACGTCGGCGGGGATACCGACGAATGACGAAGGTTAGTTACGACGACGTCACGGGCACGGTGGTAATTCAAGAAGAAGACGGATTCTTCAAGTTACCACGCCGGTACGCGAACGCCGACGCGATCGTGTACCGCGACCCGTCGAATACCGTCGATATGCCTTCCGGGTCGCCGATAGAACATTTCTATTTCGACCCGCGCGTCGACCGTAACCCGAACCTTGCACCCGACCGGATATCGCTAAAGGTGTATGGGGAAGAACCCGAAGTCTTCCGCGTCGAAAACCCGGAACGCGTCGACGTACCCGAAGACTAGCTAGCGACGAACCTAAGTCGGTACCTTTCGACGTACGACCGACGAAGTGCTATGGGGTAGTTAGGCCAATCCTTTCCGCTTTTGGGGCGGAAGACGGTGGTTCGAATCCACCTAGCACTATTGACGGGTTAGCAAAGCGGTCGAATGCACCGGGCTTAAGACCCGGCGTGGTAGCACTTCGCCGGTTCGAATCCGGCACCCGTCACTTGCGGCACGCGCACCCGTGGTTTAGTCGGGCCAATAATGCGCGACTTTCGATCGCGCGACGCGGGTTCGAATCCCGCCGGGTGTATCCCGACTTTCCCTTTCGACTTGATAGTGTATAGCGACACGCTTTTAGACCCTTGCGCAATACCTTTCGTCGTACAATGTCGACCACGAAGCCGAAGCCCGCGCCCGATAACGCGCCGTCGTTCATTTGCGAAGCGGGCCTTATCGACGCGATCGTCGAAGGGATAAACGCCGTCGCCACCCGGCAAGAAGCCGTCTTCGAATTCGGCGAAGAAGGCTTGCGCGTCGCCACCCGCGACGCGGCTAACGTGCAAATGATAGAACAATACACGCCCGCCGACGAATTCGAACATTACGAATTCCCCGGCGTGGTAATCGGGCTAAACACCGAACGAATCGCCGACTTAATCAAAGTCGCCGATAACGATTCGGTCTTCGAATTCGCCTTTAACCCGGAAACCCGCAAGTTCGACATTCGGTTCGAAGACGTCGACTATTCGCTTTCAGGTATCGACCCGGAAAGCGTAAACGATCGGCTAGACCAAATGCCCGACCGGTCGAAGTACGCGTACGACGTCGAAGTTACCTTACCCGTCGATAAACTAAAGCGGGCTTCCGATATCGTCGATATGTTCGGCGAAATAGCCACGTTCTATATGGGTTCGAACGGTGACGACGACCCTATCTTCGAAGTAACGTCGGTCGGTGACACCGACGCGTCGACGGTGTCGGTACACGAATCCGACCTTTTCGAATGGGAAAGCGACCCGCCGACACCCGTGCGCGAATCGAAACAATCGAACGCGTACCTAAAGGCGGTGCCCGGTCTTCTATCCGACCACGACGCCGTACCGTTCGTAACCGGCGACGAACTACCTTACTTTATCGACACGACGCGGTACGACGGTGCGATCGAAACGACGATCGGGCAAGCGCCGCGCATAGATTCGACGAAGTAATGGCGGGCGATATCAAGCGACGCCTATCGGAAGCGGCGTCTAAGGCCAAACCGTCGACGGTACCCCTTCCGGGTATCCCGCCTAGCGCCGCCGTGGTCGCCGTGCTTGCGTTCGTGTACGGCGTTCTATTCGTCGCCGCCCTTGCGGTCGCGGTCGGCGTAACCCTATTCGTATGGTCGCGTGTCGGCGTGTACGCCGCCGTCGCGGTCGGCGGTGCGATCGCCTTCGGGTACGCCTTCGTATTCCTTCGGATAATCGACGCGCTTCTAGGCGGTGGTCGGAATGAGTGATAACGGAAGCGACGAACGACCACGCGTCTATATGCGGGCGTCGACACCCGACGGGGGAGTCGAAGTAACCGTGCAAGGCGCGGCGGGGGAAACGACCGCCGACGTGAAAGACGTCGCCGAAAACCGCTTCGACCACGCGGTCGACCGGCAAGGCGACTTAGTGAAAGACGAACCCGACGGGAAGGGCGTACAATGAATCGCGGAAAGACCGGATACGAAGGGGAAGAATGGCGCGGCGCGGAAGTACCCGCGCCCGGCGATTGGGTGCTAAATTGGGTCGAAGGCGACGTGATATCGTGGTATCACGGCGACACCAAAGAAGACGCGCCGCACGCGCACCTATTCGCTAAGTACGACGGCGGGTTCGAACCCGTCGCGCACGAACTACAATTCGACGGCGAAACCGTGACGATCGACCACGACCCGAAGCCCGCGATCGTAATGTCGCGGGTGGCGAAAGCCCTTGCCGACCGCGAACCTTCCGACTAATATGCCTAAAGCACCGAAGACGTACGACGACCTTCGAACCGATATCAGTATGCCCGTTCGGGAAGCCTTAACCGCCGCCGCCGTGCTTCCGAACCTACCGGAAGACGAATCGCTAATCGCCCTTCGCGGGTACACGGCGTTAACGGTACCGAAGGGAAAGCGAAACCCCGGTCGAATGTACCATACCGACGCCGACGAACTAGACGCGTTCCGGCACCGGCACGACCCGATCGTGCCCGGCGGGGAATTCTACCGGGTGAAAACGGATTACGACGCGTACGGTGCGTACGACGTGAAAGTTACGCCGGTACCGCACGGGTGGCGCGACTTCCGAATGCACGACGCCGACCTAATCGAAGTCGTGTCGTTAGACGCCGACGAATACGACTTCGAAGATATCCCGTTCGCCACGTTAGAAGACTTCGGCGGGTCGAACCCGTATTATAACCCCTATTACGCGAACCGCGACGCCTTCGAACGCGACCCGAAGTTACCCGTATAGCGTCATACAAGCGTCTTGCACGAAGGGCTATAACGGCGATAGATTTATTTACCCTTGCCGTATTGGTACCCCTATGGTGCGAAGCCATACGCGTTCGGACGATTACGCCGATCGCAAAGACCACGAAATGCACGTCGTTAGGGAAGCCCTTAACGACGCGACCGACGACGAACTAGCCGACCTTTTCGACGACGTCACGCGCCACCTAGGGCAAGAAGACGTCGACGGTACCGTGCGTATCGACACGGTGGTCGTGCCCGCTATGGTCGCCCGCAAGGGCTTAGAAGCGGGCTTCGGGCGCTACCGGTTCGACCCGACGTCGCCTAGGGCTATCCCCGGCGACGGTGGCGAACGCGTCGTATTCCACGCGTGCCCGGAAGACGACCCGTCGTCGCTTCGTAACCGGGTGCTTCAAGCCCTAACGCCGACCGACCATTTCGTCGCCGGGCCTTAGAACAATGGCGACGACGTCGAATCAAGGCCCGAAGTGCTACCGGTGCGGTGGCACGCTTCGACGACCCGAACCCGGCGCACAATTCGAATGCGACGGGTGCGGTCTAGTCGTCGCACCGGATAACCTAAAGCAAGGGAAAGAATGACGCCCGAATGCGAAACCCGCGAAACGACCATAACGATCGACCCGCCGGAAGACGACCCGGTCGACGTCGACGTGACGCCGTTAGAAGCGCGTGCGATCGCCCTTCTAATCGGCACCGGGCTATGTTACGTCACGATCGAAGCCGACGATTACCGACCGTCGGTCGTCGACCGAATCAAGAATAGCCTTCAAAGAATAGTATAGCGGTATATGGTTTATGACGCCGAATAATGCCCTTTGGTGCGCCGCTTTCGCCCTTTTCGTCGTCGCCGACGTCGTCACGACGACGCTAGGGATACGGCTATTCGGCGCGGTCGAAGGGCACCCGGTTTCGGCGTCGGTCTTAGCGACCACCGGCACCGCCGGAATGCTAGTCGCAAAGGGCGTCGTCGTCGGCGTCGCGTTCGCCTTCGCCCGACGGTCGCCCGTCGACTATCGAATCGCATTCCCGATCGTCTTAGCCCTATTCGGCTTCGGTATCACGGCGTGGAATACCGCCGTAATCCTTGCCGTATAGGGCTTGCGACACGTTAATCAGTTATCCGACACACAAGACAAAACCGAACAATGTACGACGTAATCGAAACACCGACCGACCCGAATAGCCTAGCGTTAGACAATAGGGGCGACGAACGGCAAGCCCGCAAGGAATGGGAAGACGACGTCGAAGCCGTGTACGACGCGGTGCGTGCGTACGCCGAAGTCGTTACCGACGTCGACGACGACTTTCACGTACGCGCCGTCGTTCCCTTCCGAATCACCGCGTACCGCTTCGACCTACTAGAAGAAAAAATCGAAGATATGGACTTGCGGGTATCCGCGAAGGATACCGACGGGTGGCGCGACTTATCGAAACACGAATCGGTCGCGTACCGCACGTTTCAATTTCACCATAGGGACGTACGCGGCGTCGAATGGGAAGACGCGTCGAAGGTCGAAGACGCCCGCGAAATGGTGCGTAAGCAAGTCGTCGAATCCCTATGCGAACGGGTGTTACAAACCCTAATCGACGGGGAAGTCGAACAAACGATCGACGGCACCCGGTACGAAGAAGTCGCGGTCGACGAACCCGGCGCGGCGTTAGTCGACGCACCCGACGCGCACCTAGCGCACCCGTCTTCGCCCGACGACCTTTACGAAGAACGGGAAGTTACGTATCCGTCGGGCACCGCGAAGTACCGCGTCGACGCGATCGTGTCGCCCGAATCGTGGGAAGACGAAGTCTAACAATGGTTACGCCAATCAGTCTAGAACCCCCGCGACCGGGCGACGGGTCGGGGATATGCGAATATCCCGAAACGGAACGCGACCGGTACGAACGCCAAAGGCAAGAAGCGGAAGCCGAATATTGGGCGAAGAAGGCGAAAGAAGCCCGCCACCGGAAGCGCGTACGGGAAGGCTTCGACCTAATCTTCGATAACAATGCGAAGGAATAACCGCCGACAGTTAGCCGCCCGAATGACGCGACGCGAACGGCGCGACGCGGTCGGCACCCGACGGTCGCGGAAGCCGCCGTCGTGGTACGACGACCTAAAGGATAAGTCGCCGTGCGAATGCCCGATCGACGCGGAAACGGTGTCGTCGTCGACGCGGTATAGCGACTTCGGGTACTATCGAAAGCGGTGCCCGGCGTGCGACCACGAATGGGCGTTCTTCATAGAAGGCTAATGGCTACATTCCCCGACGAAAAGCGGCGCATTATCGAAGCGTTAGAAGACGCGGGCGTAATCGTACACCAATTCACCCGCGAACGACGAAACGACCTAGGCGGCGTCGAATTAGACGTCGCCCTAACAATCCCGACCGACGAATGACACGCGATAACCCCCGGCTAGGCGGCGACCCGTACCGATCGAACGACGCGACGTCGCACGTCGACCGAAGCCCGACGAACTTAGAAGCGTTCGAAGTCGTGCGTATCCCGACGAACATACACCTAGCTAGGTACCGGTACGCCACCGACCCGCGCTTTAACCATATCGTCGAAGCCGCCGTGCGTCACCTTCCCCAATTCGACACCGTCGACGACGTCTTCGACGCGCCGGGGAAGCGAATCAAGGCGTCGAAGGCGCTAATCGGAACGGCAAGCGAACCCGGCGAATGGGGCGCGGGCGTGTCGGTCGAAGTAATGTTCGAAGACGAAGACGAAGCCGCGTTCGCCGAATGGATAGACGCGCCCGTGTCGGCGTTCGAAAAGCGGGTGACGCCCGACGCGATCGTCGACGCGAAAGACCGGGCGACCGGGGAAGCGTACGCGAAAATCGCCGGGTTAGAAGACGCGTTCGACGCGGGCGATATCACCCTTCGGGAATTCGAAGCCGCCGTCGGTCGCGTCGTTAACAAAGACCTACCGACGCCGACGCCGCCCGACGATCGGGAAGTCGACGCCGTCACGTTCGACGGGAAACAAAGGGGTATCCCGTGGCGTCGAATCGCTATATTCGTCGCCCTTGCCCTTCTATTCATTTGGGGCGCATACGCGTTAATGTCGCCTTTATGACGGTCGCGTAACCCTTCCGACACGCTTATCATATAACCGGAATACCGTATCGAACGTAATGTCTGATACCACCCACCTAGCCGACCTTACCGGCTTTCAAAGGGACTTACTAAACGCGATAGCGGCGAAGGGCGGCACGCCCGACGCGACCGACGAAACGTGCCCGTACGGGCTTTCCGTAAAGCGGCAAATCGAAGAATGGCGCGGATACGAAATTAACCACGGGCGGCTATACCCGAACTTAGACGCCCTAGTCGACGCCGGGTACGTTTCGAAGCACAAGCACGACCGGCGTACGAACGGGTACCGCGTGACGTCGAAGGGCGTCGACGCGATCGTCGGGTACCACGAAGGGGCGACGTCGACCGCACTTTCCGCGTTAGGTGTCGCCTAGAATGAAAGGGCACGATTACCCGCCGACGTACACGATAGACCTTCCCGCCGACGACGGCGTCGGGAAGTCGATCGTCGACGAAGTGTACGGGCGCGGTTCGAAGGGCACGAAGACGAATTTCGGAATGCCCGACGACGACCTATGCGTAACGCGCACCCTTGAATCGGCGGTACGGGAAGCGATCGCGGCGGCGTTCTTCCCCGGCGCTTCGTCATTCAAAGACGACGCCGAACCGTCGGTAATGGCGCGGTTCGATACGATTCGGAAGGTCGAATACAAGCACGACACCGGGTACGACGGCGACCGGGTGGTCGTTACAATCCAAAAGACGGGATAATGCAATACGACGTTATCGAAGGCGACGCGCGGAATATGCACGACGTCGACGACCGGTCGGTCGACCTAGCCGTGACGTCGCCACCGTATAACGTCGGCGTGACGTACGACACGCACGACGACGACCTTCCCGAAGGGAAATGGGTCGACCTACTAAGCGACGTCTTCGAAGGCGTGTACGCGGCGTTACGAAGCGGCGGGCGCTTCGCCGTTAACATAGCCGTCGGGTCGGGCGTACCGTGCCACGATAAGCCCGCGATCGTGAAAGCCGTCGCCGAAGACGTCGGCTTCGAATTGCGCGATAAGTTCGTATGGGAAAAAGGCCCGTCGGAAGCGTCGTCGGCGTGGGGTTCGTGGCGATCGCCGTCGAACCCGCGACAGATATTCACGCACGAAGAAGTCTTAGTCTTCTTCAAGGAACGACCCGACCGACCCGACCAATCCGGGGAAACAATGACGAAGCGCGACTTTATGGAATACGTAAAGTCGGTTTGGCATATCCCGTATACGCCCGCCGACCGGGAAGTCGCCGACGACCACCCGGCACCCTTCCCGATCGAACTACCGACGCGGCTAATCCGCTTGTATTCCTTCCCCGGCGACACCGTCTTCGACCCGTTCGCCGGGTCGGGCACGACGTTAGCCGCCGCGCTTCAAGAAGGGCGCGACGCCGTCGGGTACGAACTAAGCCACGAATACGCGTCGCTAGCTAGAAAACGGTGCGAAGACGTCACGGCGCAAACGCCGATCGACGACTTCTTCTAAGGGGTATAGTAGCGACAGACTTTTACCACCTTGCGTTAACGTTCGTCGTATGGATTGGAAACCGGGCGATAAGTATACGCTATACCTTAGCCGGATTCAAGACCTACTAACGAACGAAAAGCGAACGGTGCGCGACGTCTATTACGCGCTTGAAGCCACGGGCTTCCCCGACGAACTTGCCGAATACGGCTTCGAATTCGAATACCGGTTCGTCAAACGCGCGGTAAAGAAGGGGCGACGGTCGGGCTATATCGACCCGGCACTAATCGTCGACGAATCCCGCATTACGGCTAACACGCCCGACGACGGGTTCGAAGACGCCACCGACTTCTTAGAATCGTATCACCCGCTATGGAATGCGTACGACGAAGACCCGTGGCGCGACCAACCTACTTACGTCGAAGTATGGTTAGAAAAGCAAAGCCTAGCGTCGGTCTTCCGCCCTATCTGTCGGTCGAAGAACGTGCGGTTAGAAGCGACGCGCGGCGATTGGTCGGATAGCAAGGTCTTCGAAGCGTGCGAACGGATACGCGACCGGCTTCAAGACGGCGACGACGTCAAAATTCTATACTTCGGCGACTTCAATCCTTCCGGGCTACATACGCCCGTCGCAATTCAAAATACAATGCGACATTACGGCGTGCCCGTTCGCCCGGAAGACGAACCCGAAGCGTGGTACTTCGATATATGGCCCTTCGACGAACCGGAAGGGTACGGGAATGCGCCCGGTACGATCGAATTCGAACGGCTAGCGCTAACGATCGAACAAATCGAACGGTACGACCTACCGGAAAACCCGACACCGTCGTCGACCGACAAAGACCGGAAGTTACGCGACAGCTTTATGCGCCTTGCGTCGAACGGTAAAGACGTCAATATCGAACTAAACGCCTTGAAGGAATACCACCGCGACGACCTAGAAGACCTAATCCGCGACGGTATCGAACGGCACGTCGACGGCGTGAAATGGGCGGGCGTCGAAACCCGCGTCGAACGACGGCGCGACGCCCTAAGCGAAGCGATCGAATTCGACTTCGACGCGGTCGACGGTGTCTAACCGTGCCCGACGTCGACGCGGTACACGACGGCGAACGAATCCCGACGCTTGAAGCGATAGCGTCGCAAGCGAAGGAATTGTACGACGCGCCCGACGTGTCGATAACGTGCCCGTGCGGTACGACGGTGCCCTTAGAAGAAGCCTTCCGGTGCTTCTATTGCGAAGTCTTCTTTTGCCCGTCGTGCGCCGAAGACCATTTCGAATAATGCCCGAAGACCACGACCCGAACGCCGAACCGCACCGACCGCCGAAGTACGTCGAAGGCGTGTATAAGCCGCACCGCGTGTCGCCCGAAGCCGATTACGTAATCTTCGTTTGGCCTTTAGATTACGCGCAAGAACCGCACGTCGCCGACGTCGACGACGACGGGTACGTACGGCACCGCGACACGGGTAAGCCTATGACGGAAGGCGGAAGCAATATCGCCGGGTATATCGACGACGGTACGATCGTCTTGCGCGGCGTGTACGCCGAAATGCTAGACGCCGCCGACGTCACGGTGCCCGACGAATGACGCCCGACCTATCCTTCGCACGGGTCGACCCGACCGCCGGTCGGCACCGCTTGTTAGCCGTACGCGACCCGTCGCGGAAGGTCTATCGCGCCGAAATGGGCGACGCGCACGCTATCGTCGTACCCCGCGACGGTACCCTTCGAATCCCGTACGTCGAAGCCGAAGGCGAAACCCGAATGCACGAACTAATCGACGCCCTTACCGACGCCGTCGGGTGCCGGTCGATACGTTTCGTCGCCGCCCGTGTACGCGACGACCCGTTCGATCGCGCGGCGAAACGCGTCTTCGGCGACCGCTACTTAGAAGACGTCTTGCACGACGCCGAACGCGTCGACGAAGAATGGTCGCCACCCGACGACGCCGTCGAAAAGGCGCAAACGGTGACGTGCTTAGACGTCGAATGGTCGAAGTAGCGTGCCCGACGTGCGGGTCGATCGACGACGCGATACCCGTATGGGAAGACGTCGACCGGTACGAACGCGGCGAACCACCGAAGCATATCGGTTGTTTCGAATGTAACGAATTGGTACGCACCGGGCACGGCTAAAGGTGCGACACGCTTTTCCCGTCACTTATCGAACTATCGTATAGCACGACCGACGTTTCGACCTATCAATTAGCACCTATGGCGTGGAATAACGTACACGACGACGCCCCTACCGACGACGAAGGGCGACCGGTACACCCGGAAAAAGGGCACCCGATTTGTGGGTACGAAAAGACCGACGCCGTCGATAAGAACGGGCGGAAGCGCGACGAATACGCGTATTGCCTTCTTGCCGCCGGTTGGGGTACCGATCGAACGACGGGCCATTGTTCGAACCATTACGGCGCGTCGCCCGGTGCGCCCGAAGGGTGGCGAAACGGAAACGCCCGGCACCTTCTATATTCGAAGCAAATGCGCGAAGACGATCGGGAAGTCTTTGAAGCCGTCGTAAAGTCGGGCGACGGCGAACTATTGAATATCGAAGATATGGCGGATATGCTAAAGAATTCCGTCGCGTGGGAATTCACGCGCTTACAAAGGGCGATCGAACATATACCGGAAGCCGAACTTATCGAAATATTCCGGTGCCCGGCGTGCGGCGAAAAGCACCGGGAAGCGGGCGGGGAATGCGGAAACCGGTATATGACGCAAAGCGGAATGCAAGAATGCACGTACGTCGGCGACTTCGAACGCGTAAAGGCGTTCGTCGAATTCCACGATAAGGCGGTCGAACGGAAAGAAGGGCACGTCGCTAACCTCATTCGAACGTACAAGCAAGTCGCCGAAGGCGTCGACATACACGTCGACGGTAGCCACGACGTCACGCACAAGGGCGACGCGGAAGCGCCGGTCGAAGTGTCGATAACGCATTCGGCGATCGACCTTCCCGAAGACGAACGCGTCGACGTCGACGCGGAAGACCAATAGTTATGATATGTCACGCTACCCCTAAACGACGCCGTCGGTCGAATCGGGTAGATATCGCCCGGCGTTTCAATCTGTCGGGTGGCGTGATATGACGCGTCGACGTCGACCGCGATCGAAGGCGATCGCGCACTTTTGCCGTACCGGGTGTATCCTACCGGGTTCGCAAGGGGAAGTCGCGGCGTTCCTAGCTAGCCGCGCCGACGGTTCTAATGCGGAAGACGTCGACCGTCGGGTATGAACAAAGACGCGCCGAAGAAGCGACCGACCGCGATCGACGGGCACGGCACGCCGCTACCGGAAGCGTACGACCCGACCGACGACGACGTCGTCGACCTTCGCGGGGAAGAAGGCCCGCACGACCTACCCCTTCGGCTAGAGTGTACGAAGTGCCACGGCGGTAACGACGAAGCGCCCGGCGGTGCCCTAACGATACCCGTTCGCAAGCGTGACGACCCGACGTCGATCGTACGGTGCGCGACGTGCGGGAAGAAGCATTCGGACAATTCGCTAACGGTCGTTACCTCTTAGACGAATTCGTTTAGTAGCGACACGCTTTAACCCCCTTGCGCATTCCTTCGGCGTATGGGTGACGCCGAAGAACCCGACGAAGTAGCACCGCAAGCCGACCCGGTACACGCCGCCGGGGAATGCGACGATTCGAAATTCGTCTTAGAATACGACGACGACGGGCGGGCGCAAGCCAAAGGATACCACCGCGTCGAAAACCGGCTTATCGTCATTTGGTGGTCGGAAGGCGACGACGCGATCGACGTACGGTCGGTATGGGCGTACCTTTCGGGCGTGTCGGGCGACTTCGTTATCGTTAACGGATACGCCGAAATGGGTGCGCACCTAGCCGACGAATACGACGACGAAGGGTGGCGCGAAGCGTACACGCACCCGCTTACCGACGATCGCACGGTCGCGGTCGCCGAAGACGTCGACCAATTCCGCCCGGTCGACCCGGCGGGCTTTATGCTATGGGATTGGCGCACGGTGTCGCGCGAAGCGTTCGAACCGTCGGAATTCGAAGACGCGGTTAGCGACTTCCCGACGGCGAACGAATCGAACCGGCTTCGACTTCCCGTCTTCAATACCGAACAATGACGGAAGACACCGAAGCCGACGCGTACGACCCGTTCGACGACGACGCGGTCTTCCGCCCGTTTAGCGTCGACGATTACTTCGACCGGCGCGTGCGCACCGACCACGCCCCTAACGCCGCCTTGCACGACGCCTTACAAGCGGCGAACGAAACGTACGACGACCCGGTCGTATACAATCTAATGGCGTCGCACGCGCCGCACGGTGCCGAACGCCGGGCGAAGGGCGAACCCCGGTACCACGTTCGGGCGTCTATCACAAACGGCGGAATGGGTACGGCGTCGATATACGACACGCCGATCGGGAAGTTAGTCGAACGCGGCGACGCCGTCGTGACGCACGCCGAATCGTCGTCGGTCTTCGACGAACCGGTCGACCGGGAAGGGCACGCCGACGAACTAACGGTACACGTTCGCCCGGTGACGAACCGAACGCGCCCGGTCGAAGTGCCGTATTCCGACCTTCCCGACGACGTCTTCGAATTCCATACCGTACGCGTCAATGCGCAAAAGGTACTTAGCCACGCGATCGACGAAGCCGGGTCGACGCGGGAAACGTACGAAGCCGCCCGGTGCCTTTCGACGCTTCTAGCGCTTATCGACCCGGAAGCGACCGACCGTTCGATCGGCGACCGGTTCGCCGAAGATACGATACGGTGGCTTTCAGATAAGGCGGGCGCGGAATGGGAATTCGTCGAAGTAAACGACACGACGACGGTACACTTCCCCGACGAAGACGTCGACGCACCCGACGTCGACCACGACGTCGACGATCGCTTCGCCCGAATCCGGGCGACGGTCGGCGGTGACGAATACACCGACGTCGTTAGGGAAAAAGAGAAAATGCCCGACCTTCCGCCCGACGTCGACGTGTACGTCGATCGGGTCGAAGCCGTCGACGGAACGACCATAGCGTGCGGGTGCGGCGAATACGCGGTCGAAGTACCGGAACGGGCGTTACCCGTGACGATCGACGTCGAATGCCCAGTATGCGGTAATCACTTCGGGCACGGAAGAACCGCCGACGAAATAGCGTCGGGGGTAGCCTTTGGCGACACCGAAGGCCCGTACCGCGCCGTTAACGAAGCCCGCGACGCCGCGATCGGCGGCGGGTACTTCGAACCCGAATGCCCGACGTGCGATTACGGGCCTTTGAATCTAAACGGGTCGGCGTCGTGGTACAAGTGCCCGTCGTGCGGCGACACGGGCAAGACGTCGACTATCGACGGGTGGTCGGCGTTCGACGCGTTAGTTAACCCCGTGCTTCGTGACGCCTTCGACGACGGGCTTATCGACCCTTCAATGTTCGACGGCGGCGTCGTCGGGCTAGCCGACTATCTGTCGTCGAAGGGCGACGCACGCGTCGAAGACCTAGGCGCACCGTTCCGGCGGGCGGCGGAAGCGGCGCGGCGTATCGCCGACGGTGACGACCCGCGTACGGCGCACCTAGCCGCCGACGTCGGTATCTTGCACCCGACGCGCGACACCGGGGAAGGTGGTTCGAATGAGTGACGACGCGCCCGGCGATCGCGTGCCGTGGGAAGACCTAGACGCCGCCGAACGCGAACAATTCGCGGCTATGGTGTCGAAGGTGGTCGATATCGACGACGTCGAAGACGCGAAGCCGTTTTACGGAAACCGCGAACGGCTAGAGCAAGCCGCCCGCGAACAATCGGATAACCCGCGTATGGGCGACCCGCGCGACGTCGACGAAGGGGAAGGCCCGCCGTCGTTCTATCGCGCCGGGCCTATGCTAATGCCCGTTCCCGACCACGCCGATCGAAGCGAACCGTTAGAACCGCCGTCGTTCGACGAATACGGAAAGCGGTGCCCGGAATGCGGCGCGAATACCGACCCGTGGGTCGGCGAAGACGTCGTCGGCGTCGGCTTCGACGTCGGGATAATCGACGGCACCCTTTCGGTCGTGGTCGACGCCGAATGTACGTGCGGGTGGTCGGATAGGGTGGTCTTACAATGACGTCGCAAGGGTTCGGCGAAACGAAGACCGGGTCGAAGGTACACGTCGTCGACTTCGGCACCGACCCGCCGTCTATACTAATCTTAGGGTCGGAAGATTACGAAGTCGGCACGCACTTCCGGGCCTATTGCGGAACGGTTAGCGAATTCGAAGACGTCGATCGCCCGGAAAACAAAAGCGACGCGTGTTACGCGTGCTTCCGCACGGCGCTAGCTAGGAACTTGATAGACGACGTATCGCCGTTTAGCGTCGACGACTTAGATAGCGTCGCCCGGCACGAAGACGGCGACGGTGGTAAGTAATGCCCGACGACGACACGAACCCGACGACCGAACCACAAGGGCGCGGGCCTAGGTTCTTCGATCGGGAATGCGACGAATGCGGGCACGTCGGCTTAACCCAAAAGCAAGTACCGGCACCGGGCGGGCCTAAGACGAAGAAGGTATGCCCGGAATGCGGGCACGCGCACGACGTCGACCACCGCCACGCGGATAAGAGGTAATCGCCCGTGCCTTCGAAGTATCAAGCGGGTACAAGCGATCGGGAATACCCGAACGAAGCGTACCGAATGCTAGCGACGAAGAACGACGCGACCATTCGGGCGTTAGTGAAAGGGATTCGACGACGCGAACGGGCGCGACAGTATATCGAATCGGAAATAGCGCTAGCGGAAGAAGAAGACCGGTCGCCACGGAAGAAGTTAATCGGTATGCTAAACGCGAAGGTGTCGGAACTAGCGGAAGAAGAAGAAGCCGACGCTTAGTCGTCGCCGTGCCAATAGTCGACGTAATGCACCGACGGGTCGTCGGATTCAAGGGTGCCGCCTAGCCGGGCACCGTCGTCGGGTCGATCGTCGACTTCGTCGACCGTCGCTTTAATTATCCCGTCGTCGGTTCGGATAACGACCTTATCGCCTTCGACGGCGTCGCCTTCTTCGACACCGTCGTTTCGGTCTTCGTCGACCACGGCGGCGGCAAGGTCGGCGATCGCGTCGTATCGGTCGTCGTACGTGGCTAGCACGTCGACGACGTGCGCGTCGCCTAGCACTTCGCGGGCTTCCGCTTCGATATCGTCGTCTTCGCCGTCGTACGCGAACCGGTCGTCGTCGGTATTGCTTCGCACCATACCCTATCATTATCGCAAGGGCTAATAAATGTGTCTGTGTTAGACTTGTAAGGTGCAAGAAGACAGATTTAAGTACCCCCGGAACAATGCTTAGGTATGGTGCGAAAGACCGCGACGGTTTACCACCGCAAGTTTAGCACGGAAGACGGCGACCGCCACGAAGTCGGTGCCGACCTAGGAATGGGGTACGAATTCGCGTGCGACCACGACGCCGACCCGGTCGACGTCTTCCCCGACGCGTACGACCACGCGGGCGACGTCACGGTCGACGTGACGGAAGGCGTCGACGCGCCGCACGCCGCCGCTTATTCCGCGTGGGAAGACGGCGAAGGGCACGACGTCACGTCGACGCGAAGTATGGCGGTCGGCGACATTATCGTCGTCGACGGCGACGCGTTCTTCGTCGATACGATCGGCTTCGAAGCGATCGACCTTCCGATCGACGACGACGAAGACGACGACCGCGACCCGTGGGATATGACGCCGACCGACGCCGAAATAGCCGAAGCGTTCGGCGTCGACGACGTCGACGATATCACCGACGAAATGCTAGAAGACGTCGACACGCCCGAACCCCCGGAACGCGTCGACGTTAGCGGGTACAAGACGGCGGCGGGCGCGGCGAAGGCGACCGCGAAGTGCCTTCGGGAATGGGCGTCGTTTATGGGGTACAATCCCGACGACGTCGTCGTGTACGACCCGGAAGACACGAAGGCAAAGCGCGACGTGCGTTCCGACGGCGTATGGTGCGTCGCGTGGGAAGGCGGGCCTTACGAATGGGCGTCGGCGCTTACGGGTGGCACGACCCTTACCGGCTTCGCCGGGCCTAAGCCCGTGTACGACGGCGAACCCGAAGTCGCGGGCCTAACCGACGGCGCGGGCTTCGACGTCGAATGTTACTATTCGTTCGATATCCTATTCTTCAATCGGTAACGGCGTTCGTGCGGCGTTTTACCAATCCGATAACCACCGACACGCCTTTATACCGTTAGTTTATAAAGGGTAGATATGACGTCGAAGCGGTGCGCGTCTTGCGGCACGCCCGTCGTTAGCGGCGACTATTGTTCGACCGCGTGCTTCGAAGCCGACCGGTTCGGTCGCACCGCCGATTACCTTCCCGCCCGCCTTCGTCGGCGCTAGTCGCCGTCGTACGCCTTATCGAAGTATTCCCAACCGGCGAAATAGCAATACGTCGAATCGGGCGACGTCGCGGGCGTCACCGACGTTTCGGCTTTTAGCCCGCGCCCGGAATGTTCGGATTGTACGCGATCGAAGAAGCCGTCGTAATCGTCGCCGAATTCCCAACCGTCGCCGCGTATCAATTGCACGGTGCCTAACGGGTATTCCGACGGGTCGACCATTTCGTCGCGGTGCGGGTCGTACGCTTCCGTACCGATACCGGAAACTTCGGGTTCTAAGACGATCGCGCGGTGCGGGTCGCCGTCACCGTCGACGAAGGTAACGCGGGCACCTATCATATTGTCGTTACCGACTAGTTCCGACGTCTTGATTCGCCGCGCCGCCCGAACGTGCCGAAGGGCGTCGGCGAAGTTATCGTCGCCCGTCGCGTCGAACCGGTCGATTAGTGCTTCTAAGACGTCGTCGTCGTTCGCGTATTCGTCGCCAATCATTACCATTGTACGCAAGGGTACGCACGCCCCTTTTACCGCACTTTCGCTAACTTAAAGGGTCGAAGCGCCGCGAACGCTTTTCCCGATCGCTTGCGCACGGGTTCGTATGTCGATCGACGACCTACCCGACCACGCTAGCGAAGACGACACGGAATACGACGGTTTCCTATCGTATTCGAAGGAATGGCACGCCCTAGCCGTCGGTGCGTTCTTAGGGATAGTCGCGGCGGTTACAATGCACGAAGCCGTCTTCTTATTGGCCTTCTTGCTTATCACCGGGAAGGCGAAGGTTTCGAACGGGCACTTACGCGACGCCGCGATCGAAGCCGCGTATTCCGGCGGCGGGTTCGTCGTCTTCTTCGTGCTTACCTTCGGCGCTAGGGCGTTCGTGTAACGCCGCACGCGTCGCGTGACGCCGCCCGGCGGGTCGCGGGTACGATAACACATATTGCGCAAGCGCCGCGTACGTACGGCTATGTCGACCGCTTCGCAAGGCTATCAGACTTTAACCACGCCCGACGGCACGCCTATCTATATTCCGGGCGACGTCGACCTTTCCGAAGACGACGCCGACGACCTTCGTACGGAAGGCGCGATCGTACGTCGGCAAGACGGGTCGTTCGATATCGTATGGGCGTATTGGCGACCGCAAAGGGAAGCGATACAAGCCGTCTATTCCGGCGATTACGATATCGTCGGGTTCGTCGCCGGGTACCGATCGGGGAAGTCGGTAACGGGCGCACGGCTAACGGTCGAAGTCGCCCTAAACCCCGCCTTCGCGCCTTCCCGATCGCTTGCTATGGGCGTGTCGTATCAAGAAGCGAAAAAGACGACGTACCCGGTGCTATTCGAAGAAATACCGGGCGCGTCGAAAGAAGAATTAGACCCATTCTTGTACGCGGGCGACCCGGAAAAGTCGCCGCTTATCGCCAATTTCAGTAAACAAGACGGCGTCTTAACGTGGTTTAATGGGTCGGTGACGATTCTAGCTAGCGCCGATAAGCCCGACCGGTACAAGGGCGGGAAGTTTAGTTTCGCGTGGTTAGACGAAGTCGCGCACTACAAAGAAGACCGGATACACCCGATACGGAAGACGATCGGCGAACGGTTCGACTTAGGCCCGCCCGCGTGCCAACTTTGGACGACCACCGGTAACGGGCTAAACCCGGCGTACGACGTGCTTGCCCGTCACGAAGACGAAGAAAATAACGCGCTAGGGTCGCGGGTGCATACGGTACGGGCGTCTTCGGAAAATAACCCGTTCCTTACGCGGGAAGACCGCGCCCGGCTTCGACGTACGCACGGTAATTCGAAGGTGGCGGCGCAAGCGTTACACGGCGCTTTCGAAGCACCCGAAGGGCAAGTGTATTCGACCTTCCGTCGGCAAAGTCATGTCGTCGAACTTACGGAAGACGATACGGTCGACGTCGACGCGTCGATCGTCGACGGGTGGCGAATGTATGGGTATGACGCCGGTTGGAACGACCCGCGCGTCTTGCTTGAAATAGCGAAGACGGATTACGGGCAATTCGTCGTCGTCGACGAATTTTACCGATCGGAAACGCAAGTCGAAGACATTTGCGGCGGGCCTAAATACGACGATTGGTGGTTACGCGGGAAGCCGAAGGGGTACATATACGCCGAACATAACCCGGCGGATATCGCTAAGTTCCGAAAGGCAGGATTCAAAGCGGGAAAGGCGGAAAAGGATATCGACGACGGTATCGACCGGGTACGCCACCGCTTGCGTGCCGACGGCGACGGGCGCGTCGGCTTGCTAGTCGCCGAACGGTGCGAAAACCTAATCGGGGAATTCCAATCGTATACGGAAGACGACGTCGGGCGCGACGGTGCCGACGACCACGCGTTAGACGCGCTTCGGTATGCACTATACACGCATTCGCTTCGTGGCGGGTCGTCTTCCGGGTCTTCGGGTAGGGGTAGCGCCGTCGATAAGCGGTAAACCGGCTTCGAAAAAGGGTGTATAGCGGTTTCAGTTAACGGTAAGCACTTCGCACCCGCACGGCAATTCGACCATATAGGCGAAGTTTCCCATTTCTATTAGCGACGTCACGTCGCCGCTAAAGCCCGTTTGCCGTCGGGCGACAGTAACGGGCGGGTCTTCGCCGGTACGTTCGATCGCCGTGCCTTCGACCGTTTGCCCGCACGACGGGCATTCGACGTCGAAGGGCATTACGCGTCGACGCCGTCGGGCTTCGAATGTGCCCGAATGCGATCGTACGGTACGCGTTCTTCGATCGCCGGGTCGTCGGGTAGCGTCACGACGACGTCGAATTCGCGCACGTCTTTAACGTGCCCGACTTGCCGCACGTCGTCTTCGACGTCGGTGCCGACCGGGTGGTACCCGATCGTATCGCCTTCTTCGACGATCGACGGGCGTACCGTCGATACGTCTAGTACGCACGGGCGGGTAATAAATCTGTCGGGCTAATACGCAAGGTGCAAGAAGACAGATTTATGTACCCCCGGCACTAATGACTAGACGAAGCGGCGTCGGGATACGCCCGCTTCCGGCACGGGTCGACGAACGTGCGCCCGTGTCGTAAACAAGCAAGGGAAGCCTATGCGTCTAATCGACGAAGCGACCGACGACGTCGTATCGACCGAAGACGACCCGATAATCCGTTTGGGGCTAGGCCTTCGACTTCGGTGCCGATCGTGCGGCACCGAATTCGACGCCGACGACGCGCCGAAATGGATACCCGGCGGGCACAAGAAGCATAACGCTATCAAGTGCCCGGAATGCGGCGACCGTGTCGCCCGCGAAAAGGGTTCTAATCGGGCCTTCTTCGAAGACTTCGTCGGGCTATCCGTCGACGACGCGTTCGATCGTCGCCTTCGTGACGACGACCGCGACCCGGATAGGTTCGAAGCGTTAACCGGTTCGGAAGTCGACCCGGAAGACGTCGGCGATTCGGTTATCGCCGTCTTCGAATTCTACCCGCATAACGGTATCACGAATTGGCTAACGATCGACGGCGAAGACGTCTTCGACGCCGATAGCGAAGACGTGCCTTCAATCATTCGCGGCGATTACCCCGTCGTCGAATGGTACGAAGGGCATTACAAGCCGATCGCGTACCCCGCCGAATGGGACGAAGACGCCGACGACCCGAAGCCGAAAGGGTCGACGGATTCGCACCTTCGGTTCGTACGCCGCGTCGACGAATAGCCCGCGACCGTACCCCCTTTTTTCAAGTGCAAGTATAACACCGACAGATTTATTAGCCCTTGCCCTAATTATAGTATATGGTGCGAAGCACTACCGCGAACGACGACCGATCGCTTTCCGACCTTCCCGACGCGCTAGCCGACGACGACGCCGTCGAACAATTCGGCTTCGCCGACGTGCCGGGCACGACGCTTACCGTGCATTTCGTCGACGACGCCGACGCCTTCGACGTGTCGCGCGTCGTGTCGATCGTCGACGGCGTCGGGTACGACCTAGACGACCTAACCGAAGTCGATTGGCTAAACGGGTCGCACGTCGTCGCCACCTTCGCGCACGGTGGTCGATAATGTCGCGCGGTACCGCCGTGGCGATCGAAGGCGCGTTATTCGCGTCGTGGTTCGTAATGTACGGCGTCGCGTTCGCCGCCGTCGCATAACCGCTTCCCAAACGGGCGTATCCCCTTTCGGCTTATTCTATTACGTGCATTAGCGACACGCTTTTACCACCTTTCGCACTACCCGCAAGGTGTCGTATGAAGACACGCAAGTACCTAACCGGCTTCGACGTCGATACCGACGCCTTCGCCGACGCGCTTCGACGCCTAGCCGAAGGGATAGACGACGGCGACGTCGTCTTGCACGACGCAAGCACCGACCACCGAATCGACGTCGAAGAACCGTCGCGGTTCGGGCTATCGTTCGACTATTCGGCGACGCACGCGTACGAAGACGTCGTCGACGTCATTCGGTACGCCACCGACGCGTACCTTCGATTCGTCGACGTGCTTATCGGCGACATTCTAAGCGGGAAAAAGAAGGCGACCGTACGCTATCAGTTAGAACGCGATATCGAAGTCGGGGAAGTAATCGCGGCGATCGACGAAGACGGCGACGTCTTCGCCGAACTAACGGTCGAAGGCGTCTTCGAAATGACGCCCGCGCAAGTTATCGAATACGGCGTCGCGCAATACGAAGGGCATAGCGTCGAATTCTTAGTCGAACGGCTTAGGGAATTGTACGACGACGACACGATCGACCGGGATACCCCGGTTACGGTCGTGCTTTGGGGCGACGTCGAACCGAACGCGGAATACCCGACGGAACAATACGAATGAGTGACGAACCTAGCGGCGCGATCGACCGCGACTTCGACGAATCCGAAAAGACACCCGACCACGTTACCGATATCAAGGCTAACGACGTATGCGTCGACCTTCAAACCCGGCAAGTCGTCTTCGTCGTCGGGCGGAAGGCGGCGTCGGTGGCGGAATACCGGGAAGAAGAAGGGTTCGACCTAGCGACGTACAAGGCGCACCCATACTTACCGGTACACGACGACGACCCGGTCTTCGAATGCGTCTTCGTGCCGTCGAATCCCGACGACCTAATGCACCCGGAACGGTCGCTAAAGACGTACGACTTCCCGCGCGGTCGGCTTGCACGGGTGGCGATCGAATGCGCCACCAAAGACGCCCGCCCGCAAGAAGTCTTCTTGCGAACGGCGCTAAAGACTATGCTAACCGTCGCGCACGACGTTAGCGAAGGGTCGGATACCGACGTCGGGCTTACGGAAGCCGTCTTAGCGGTGGCGCGTGCTACCTTCGACGAACGAATCGTCGCCGACGCGCTTCAAGACGCCGACGTACCGACGCGGGAAGACGCCGATAACGGGTCTAACCTAGGTGACTTCGAATAATGTCGTCGTCGGAAGGCCCGGATTGGCTAGTTACGTGCGACGAATGCGGCGTCGCCCGCGACCGGTCGAACGGTCGATCGCCGTGCCCGGTATGCGACGGCGGAATGACGTCGGCGCTAGCGACCGACGGTGGCGTCGACGTCGACGAAGACCGGGCGACCCGGCAAGTCACGGTACCGTCGGAAGACGTCGCGGTTATCGCTATGCGCGACGACGGCGACTTGTACGAAAACGTCGAAGGCGGCGTCTTCGTCACGACCGGCGATTACGACGACCCGTCGGTCGATATCGACACCTTCCGCACCCGTGTCGACACGCTTCGTAATCGAATGTTCGAACGCGACGACGGTAGCGTATGGCAATTGCTAGGCGACTTTAACGGGTTCGCCGTGTACCGGGAAGCCGATTCGCAAGCCGACGCCGCCGAACGCGCCCGCGTCTTTATGGTCGAATGGTCGCGGTTCGTCGACGAATTCCACCTTATCGGCACGCAAGAATCGGTCGGCGATCGACTTAGCGAAGATTAACGTATTAAACCCTTTTGCCCAAAGGGATAGGTATATATCCCCTTGCGAATAATGCGCAAGCGGTGCGTAAGCCGTGGCAAGCAAGCAAGAAGAAGTACCACGAACCGGTATCTTTCACGACGGAAGCGAAGTCGCGGTGCGGGCAAAGACACGATATTCTAGGGCGTATCACGAACCCTTAGTCGACGATCGCGGCGACGTCGTCTTCGACGAAGACGGGCACCCGAAGCCCGCGTGCGGGAAAGTCGCCGACGTGAAATGGCTACTTGTACCCGTGCATACGGTCGAACGGCGCGACCCGTGCCGGAATTGTCGGGAAGACGAAGACGCGATAAGCGAACGGAACGCGAAGGGTGCCGACAATATCACCCTAGCCCGCCTAGCCCAAAGGTCAGACTTCGACGGTAGCGAATTACTAAGTAGCAAGGAAACGCAAGTATCGGGTGATTAAGGTATGGCGACCGCTAGCACGCCGAACGGTACCCGGTCGGTGCCGCGCGATTGGCACGCCTATTCGGTGCAAGGGCACGCCGAAGCGCGATTCGACGACGATCGACGCCCGATTAGCCGGTCGCACGCCCGGCAAGCGGTGATAGCGGGCGACGTCGAAGATAACCCGAAGGCACCCGACGCTAACGAATGGCGTTTCCGTCACCGCGTCGACGGGTGCGACGTCGTCGTCGTATGCGGCGGCGAACAACCGGCGCAAGGTCGGTACGGGTACCGAATCGTAACGGCGTTCGTCGACGTCGTCGACGCCCGCGAAGCGTGGGTGTCGGGTATTTGGTCGGAAGACGAATTACAAGTCGCCGTTATGCTTCAATGCCTTAACGCGGGCTTCGCTAAGGCGGTCGACGGGTGGCACGGGAAGCGCGTCGACGTGTACGACCCGATCGAATACCACGGGCACCTATTGGTATGGAATAGCGGGCACGACGACCCGTTTTGCCTTCGGTGCCGACACGAATCGGTCGACGGCGACGATTGGGATAGGCGGCGGTGCCTACAATAACGACGGTCGACCGTATGTTTTCACCCGACGGGCTAGCGGTCGCCCTACTTCGCGGGTGCGAATTGAAGGTCGACGCGCCGGGGTTAGAACGCCCGGTTACGATTACGGAAGACGACCTAACGTGCGTCGAATGCGATCGGTCGGTCGACCCGCCGAAGCGATCGACGGCGAAATTCCTTGCGTACAATCGGGCGCTTAACGACGGTCTTTGCCCGACGTGCGACCCGCCCTAGCGCTACTTTTATCGCATTCGCGTCGACATTCTTCTTATGCGACTTATCCGATACGCCCTAATATTCGCCGCGATCGTCGTCGCGGTCGCCGGTTTGGTTCTAATCAAGTGGTCGCCCGACCCGGCGACGCAAGTAATGGGGCTTGCCGTCTTCTTCGTCGGCGCGGTCTTCGCCGTGCTTAGTACCTTTATCCCGTCGTCGCACGGATACGCAAGCGGGTATTAGCCAAATGAAACGGGAAGTCGACTTCGACGTCGATTCGAATTGTTACGCACCGCCGTTAGGTGCCGAAGGCCCGACCGACGAAACGTGCGGAAACGACGCGACCACCTTCGTAAAGACGCGCGGCGGGTACCGGAAGTATATTTGCGACGACCACGCCGACGAAGTCGATCGGTTCGACATTCCGTTAGACGACCACCCGATAACGGTGCTTTGCGAAGCGTGCCAAAAGATTACCCCGGTGGCAAAAGCCGACGTCGAAGGTCGGTGCGTCGAATGTCAAATCTAACCGTGCCCTATGAAACCCGACGACGTCGAATTGTCGGAAGACGATCGACGTCGGATTCGGGCGCTATCTAACCGCGACTTTACGGAAGACGAAGCCGAACGAATCGTACGGTTCGCCCTTCTTCCCCGCGAAGACCGCGACCCGTCATATCTTAGGCCCGAATACAAGCCGCCTAGCGTGCCGTCTAAGCCGGGGGAAGACATACCCGACCGATTACCCCCGCAAGTCTTCGACGGCTTCGACCGCGACGCGTGCGCCGCGATACGGGCGGATATGGCGCTAGCCGACCGACCGACCGACGTTATCGACCGGTACGACGGGAAACACCCGTCGGTAATCTATCGCCACGCACAAGGTCGGTGCCGTCACGATCGCGTCGGCGTCGACCCGACGGTGTCGCCACGAATCGACACCGAAGAATGCGCCGATATGCGCCGGGCGTACGAATATCAAGGGAAAGACGAAGACGCGATCGCTAAGGAATTCGCAAGAAGCCTTAAAGCCGTGAATACGCACGTCTTCGGGAAATGCGGGCACGGCGATACCTATATTTCGGCGTGCGACCGCGATTAGGTAGGTAACAAAGATTAAAGCGCCGACGCGTCACTTATCGGAATAACGAATGTCGCGTTTCGAATCCTTCATAAAAGGGCTAACTTCGCCGGTCGCCCGTGACGAAGGCGGCGGCGAATCGAAGAAGGCCCGCCGCGAAAGGGCGTGGCGCGAAAGGCGGCGTCGATTCAATTCGCCTAACGTCGCGGAAAAGAAGGGGGAAGTTAACCGCCGTGCCGAACTATCTTCCGACCTAAAAAGCGCCGTTAAGGATAAGGGCGCGGTGACGAAGCCGTACGACGCGTCGTATCTTCGGGATATTTCGGCGAATGCGATCGTACAAGCGTATATCGACACGCTTTCGCAAGACGTCGCTTCCGCGAATTGGCAAATCAAACCCCGCGACGAAAACGCGAACGTACCCCCGGAACGGCTAGCTAGGATAGAACGGGCGATTAAGGACTTACACCCGGAAGAATCGTTCGCCGACGTTTTAGAACAAACGACGCGGATAATGCTAGAGTTAGGCGACGCTACGTGGGTAAAGCACTTCGACGAAGGCGGCACGTTAGCCGAAGTCGTGCCCGTCGATTCGGCGACATTCTTTAAACAAGTCGATCGGTTCGGTATCACGGAAGGATACGTGCAAGCGTCGACGTCGACGCGGCAAATCGAAACGGAATTTTCGACCCGCGAAGTCGTTTGGTTCGAATGGTCGAACCGACCCGACCGGTATTACGGGCAAGGCCCGTTAGAAAAGGCGTCGAATGAAGTCGAACTTATCGAAGAACTTGCGGAAAAGGAACGCTTAGACCTACTTCAAGGGTCGCCGCCGGGCGTGCTTTCCCCCGAAGTATTAGACGAATACGGCGGTATCCCCGGCGAAGAAGATTGGGAAGCGTTCGTCGAAGACTTCCGACTAGACGAAGGCGAACGCCACCGCGTCGGGTATTCCCGTATCCCCGTCGAATTCACGCAATTAGTACCCAATTATCAAGAACTACAAATCTTAGAACGGTCGAAGTATTGGGTTACGGCGATCGGCGCGGTCTTCAAGGTTAACCCGTCGTACGCGGGCTTCGACTTCGAAAACACGAACCGGGCGACCGACGAAAGCCAGCAAGAAGCATACGCGCAAAGGGGCTTCCGTGTCACGCTTCGACAGTTAGAAGAAGCGATTAATAACGGCTTGATATGGGAAGAATTCGGCGACGACTTTAAGTTCGAATTCGAACGCGAACAAACCCCCGGCGAAAAGAAGAAGCGGGCGGAACTTATCGAATCGCAAGCCAAAGCCGGGAAGGAAATGGCTAACGCCGGGGTACCCGTTCAAATCCGCGACGGCTTGTTAGTCGTCGAAGACGGGGAAATAGAAGAAGGAAACGTCGGCGACACGGGCGGCGGTGGCGGCGGGCTATTCGGTAGCGTCGACGACCCGGAAGACGCCGACCTTTCGATCGAATCGCGGAAGACGTCGAAGTCGGTCGGCGTCACGCTATCGAAAGAAGAAGTCGAAACCTTAGACCGGGTCTTACTGTCGGCGTGGTCGTCGCAAGTCGAACCCGAATCGGTCGATAAAATCGAAAAGGCGGCGTGGACGGGCGACGACGGCGTGCCCGAATACGTCTTCGACGCGATTCGGGAAGCGATCGACAAAGGCGCGGTCTTCCGCGACTTCGAATCGTTACCCGGTCGCGTCGTCGATAAGGTCGAAAACCTCTTAGCCGAAAACCTAACCCAATCGCAAGGGTGGTCGTTAGATTCGATCGTCGACGATATGCAAGACGCCTTCCCCGGTGTCGATAAAGACGATTTGGAAACGGTCGCCCGTACGGAAACGGCGTCGGTGCTTAACACGGCACGCGAAGAAGGGTACGAAGACCGGGGAAGCGTCGGGGAAGAAGACGTCTTCTATTGGGCGGGAAGCGACGATAGCCGGATTACGCAAGCGTGCAAAGACCTAATGATAGCGACCGGGCAAGCGTCGGGCACGATCGAAGCGCCGATACGTAACCCGCCGGGCGAACCCGTGCCTATGGCGCGGCTTATCGAAATGGAAAAGGTCGTATCCGACTATCACTTCCCCGACCTAGACTTCCGACGTCACATTATCCACCCGAACGAACGCAAGACATTCGTGCGCGACGTGTCGGCAAGCACGGGCGTCGATATCGACGTCGACGTACCGACCGCCGAAGAATTCGCCGCCGACTAGCGCCGAAGGGTGACGAAAGACTAAGGCGCAAGGGCGTTATTCGACCGGTATGGGCGTGCAAGACAATTACGACGACGCCGTCGACGCGACGTCGACGGGCGAAGTATTCGCCGCCGAACCGCACGGCAAGGTTAGCGTTACAACCGTCGTCGCGTCGACGGCGGCGGGCGCGACGTACGCGCTTGAAATACGCGAACGCGACGGGTCGTGGGTCGAATATTCGGAACTAGGTTCGTCGGCGATTCAAGACACGACCGAAGTGTCGTGCGCCGAAGTGCGGCTAACGATTACGTCGGCGGCGACGTCGGGCACCGACGAAGTATACTTCGCCGTCGGTGACGATTCGTAAGTATGGGCGACCACGACCACGACGGCGGCGGGTACGCGGCGATCGTTAAGGAAATGGAAAAAGACGCCGCGCGATCGACCCGCGAACGGGAATTAGAACGTATCTTCGGCGAATCTATGCCCGTGCTTCTTCGCCGAACCTTAGACGGTACCGGGGGTTCGAAGCGCCCGGCGCTTCGGAAACTTAACGATCGGCTTCGGAACGACGACCAATACGACCACGAATCGAACGGGCTTGTTTCGCCTAATACGTTCTATTCGTGGCTAAACACCTATTCGGAAGCCCTTAGCGACTTAGTCTAGCTAGTCGACCCGCCACGCTTTTATAACCGGGAGCGGTACCCTTAGTCGGCGGCACCGCCGCCCGATCGCGGGTCGTCGCGGCTTCGCACCACTAAGACGCCGACCACGCGTCGTCGACGGTCGACCGGCTTTTCGCCGGTCGGCTTCGCTTCCCTAAGCGGGCGTATCCCACCCGATACCCCCTTTCAGTAAAACGCCGACAGATTTGTGTATACCCGTATGTATCGGGGGTTAGGCCCGTGCCCTATACATTATATATAACCCCCTAAGACGGCTTGCGCACGATAGGGTCGTATGGGTAAAACAGTAAGCAAGCCCGCCGACATTCCGGGCGGCGACTTCGAAGGGTGCGTCGCGTTCTTTAGTGACGACCCTAACGTCGACGACCCGGAAGCACTTTGCGCGTGGCTTGAAGAACGCGGCAAAGACGCCCTTGCCGACCCGAACGCCGACGAATTACTAACTTCGCTAGGCGTCGAATTCGTATCGCCGGTCGATACACCGGCACAAGATAGCGAATGGGTTATCGCTAAGAACGCCACCGACCCGGAAGGGGAAACCCATAGGTGGCGCACGGATACGACGCTTCTTCTTGCCAAAGACGCCGACCACGATCGCGCGTCGAAGGCGGAAGAAAAGCAAATCGCCTTCGCGCCGGTTCTTATCCCCGGCGAAGCGGATAAACAAGGCGACGTCATTCCCGAACCCGAAATAGAAAAAGCGGCGCACGGGTACCTTGCGAATCACCGTAAGGTCGACGCCGACCACGACTTACGCGACGGGCGCGGTACGCCGGTCGAATCGTGGACATTAAAGCAGGAATGGCAATTAGAAAAGCCCGACGGCACGCCGTCGCGTACCTACCCGGTCGGTACGTGGTTTATGGGTGTCAAGTTCGACGACGAAACGTGGGAACGCGTTAAGGCGGGCGAACTTACGGGCTTTTCAATTTACGGCGGCGCACGCCCGATCGACGTCGACGCGCTTCTTAGCGCGTTCGAAAAGGCGGCGAACGAAGGCGACGCGTCGACCGGTTCTTCGGCTAGTATAGAACTTAGCAAGGGTGACGAAACCACCGACGGCGATACAATGGCAAACGAAACCGACGACGACGTCGACGAACCCGGCGACGGGGAAACCGACGTTACGAAACAAGAACTAGACGCCGACACGGTGTCGTCTATGCTTTCGGAATTCGGAAGTATGGTCGACGACGGGTCTATCGGCGTCGACGCCACGTTCGAAGAATTCGTGCTTTCGCTTATCGAAAGCGGAAGTATCGACGAAGGGCAAGTTACGGGCCTTTCGGTTCTTCTAGGTAACGGTGGCGGCGGCGACGATATGGGCGAACCGGAAGCCGACGAAGACGACGGTATGCCCGGTGCGCCCGGCGAAGAAGAAGCAAGCGTCGAAATGAGCAAAAGCAAAGACGAAGGCGGCGACGAAGCCGCCACCGACGACGGTAGTACCGACGCCGACGTCGCCGCCGACGGTGGCGACGGTGACGGCGACGCCGACGGCGCGGGCCTTCCCGACGACACGCCCGAATGGGCGAAGTCGCTTTCGAAGGACATTCGCGGGTCGGTCGACGACGTGCGCGGCGACGTCGAAGACCTTAGCGATCGCGTCGACGACCTTGAAAAAGAGGTAAACGGCGAAACGCTAAACGAACGAATGGACGACGACGACTTCGAAAAGCGGTTTAAGTCGTTCTTAGGTGTCGACGAAGACGCCGACACCGAAGTCGTGCGTAAGGCATTCCGCGAACAAGTCGAAGACGAAGACGGCACGATCGACGCGTCGTATTCGGGCCTTACGGAAGACGAAGACGACGACACCGTGTCGAAGTCGACCAACCGTACCGCTAGCGACAATATCCGAATGGCGGCTAGTTCGGGTGACGACTAATGCGAAGTGACTACCCCACGACCGGCGCGGATTCGGTCGTCGCTAAGGCGTCGACCGCGCGTGGTCAAACGATCAGCAAGAAGGAACAGTTAGAAGCGCACGAAGCGGCGTTCGGTACGCTTATCGACGACGTGTCGAAGGATACCGGGCTTCCGGGCGACGAAGTCTTGTATCACGACCCTATGGGTTTCACGACCGGCGGGAAGCCCGTCGACCTTCGTACGAAAATGTACGAAAAGGTTTGGGGCGACGCGTTCGATATCTTTAACGACGAAATTCGGAAGGGCGCGTCGGTCTTCCGCGCCGCCGAAAAGGTGTCGAAGGCGTTAGACCGGTCGTCGTTCAGTCTTCCGGTCTTCGTCGCGCCCGACGTCACGATTACCGACGAACGGCAAACGCCGATCGCGGATATGACGGCGCGGGTGGCGATCAAAGAAGACACGTACAAGACCGACGAACAAACCGACCACGGTGCCGCCGAACGGTTTTACGAACCGGGCACCAATGTGGGAACTAAGGAAACGTGGGCGTCGAACGACGACACGTACCTTACGCACACTTACAATGTACTTCCGTACGGTCGCCAAACCGCCGTTACCGACTTCCTTCAGTTATCGGCTAACACCCTTCGATCGTCGCGGGCTATCACCGAAGAAGCCCTAATGCGGTCGCAAAGGTTCTATGAGGAAAACCAACTAATCCAAGGTAACGGTTCGCATTCGTCGCTTTCGGGTAACGATACGAACGGTTGGGCGGGTCTTCCCGACCTAGTCGCTACCGAAGGCACGCAAACGACCGACGAAAGCGGCGCGAAGATTAGCGTCGCTAAGGTGGCGGAACATATCGAAGAATTGCGGCGCGACGGCGCGTCGTACGACGATATCGTAAACGTCACCGACCACAAGACGTTTAACGACCTTAAGCGCGAAGTCGACGACTTTACCCGGTACCAATCGCCGGGCGATTCGATCGACTTCGGCTTCCGGGCGTTAAATATCGACGGTACGCCGGTCTTAGAATCGCACGGTGCTCCTAACACCGACAATTCGCGGGTCTTCGCGTCGTTCGACGCTAGCGAACACGTCTTCGCTATGCTTCAAGACGCGACTATGCACCCGCTTGCCCGCACCGAACCGCAAGAAGATATCGCGGTCGATTCGTACGGCGTCTTCGCGTCGTCTTCGACCGCGCGTATCCGGTACCGGTACGGGTTAGCCTAAAATGGGTGTCGTAAAACGCGCACGCGCCGACCCTTCGCACGACGGCGAAGAAGGGGATATCGACGTGTACGAAGCGACGGTAACGCTAGATTCGTCGGGGGAAGCCGATTCGGAAACGGTTAACTTCGACGAAGAATTCGACGCGGCACCGACGGTCGTGTCTATCGACGTCACCGACGCGAACGGAAGCGCGTACCAATCCGCGCTTTCCGCGTCGTCGATCGACGTCGATATCGACGGCGGGCCAGCAAGCACCGAAGTTACCTATTGCGTCACCGTAATGGGTACACGCGGCGGCGTCTAGCTAGGCCCATACGACCGACCCTTCTATCTTTTCGCGGTGTATAGCGGTGCGTGTATGCCCGAATTACGCGAAGCGTTAGAACGATCGCGGTGCCCGTCGTGCGGCGAACCACCGACGGAAGACCAAATCGACGAAGCCGTCGTACACCGACGCCTAGTCGATAACGGATACTTGCACGACGACAAAAACTTCGAATGCGAATCGTGCGGGTACGGTGACGCGATCGGGGAAAATTGGGTACACGGGGTACCGGTCGGCGACTTCGACGGTGGCGACGACCTTCGGTGCGAATGCGGCGCGTGGCGAATGGTACACCGCGTCGTTTCGACCGGGAAGTGCAAGACGTCGGAAGGCGACACGTTCCGGGCACCGCAAGGCGGCGTCTTGCTACATACGAAGTGCCCGGCGTGCTTTTCGTTTTGGAAAATCCGACGCGACCGCGACCCGAACGGCGTTTCGCTTATCGGATATCCCCAAATCACCGGGGAAGTCGGCGACGATACGGTGCCGTACGGGTGGAAAGATAGCCCGCCGGGGATAGAAGGCGACGATTAGGCTTCGCGCCGGGCGTCGATCGCTTCTTGCACGCCGACGCGGTCGGCTTCGGCTTCGATCGCGTCTAAGTGGTCGTCGTAAAGGCCCGTTTCTAGGTCTTCGACGACTTCCGACATAGGCGTGCGGTCGACGAAGTCGGCGGCGTCGAAGTCTTCTTCCCATTCCCCGCCTTCGTCGGTGTCTTCCCCGTCGTCTTCGGCGTCTTCGACCGATTCTTCGACGTCTTCGTCGGTCGCACCGCCTTCGATCGTGACTTCGGGCGCGTCTTCCCCGGATTCTTCCCCGTCTTCCGCCGCTTCGACGGGTTCGATCGGGTCGATATCGTCGACGTCGACGTGCGTATGCCCTTCGACGGGCCATACGCCTTCGGAATTGTCGGAATATTCGGTACCGAAGACGACGTTAACCCTTCCGTCTTCGTGCTTCGTGACGATTACGGCGTCTTTTCCCCGGTAACGTACGTGGTCGAATAGGTCGTACATACGGGTGACATATCGAAACGGCGTGCGTTAGACCTTTCGCTAGCGATACCCCGCCGAAAAGACCTAAGCGACCGGGATACGAACCGGTGCCTATGCCCGATAGTCAACTAGTCGACACCGACGTCGTGTATTGCGACGGCGACGACGTCTTTACTAACGTACGAAACAAGGCGTACGGCGATTTGACGTCGTCGACGAAGCCGACGAAACAGCAAGTCGACGACCTAATCTTCCGAATGTCGGAATGGGCGGATTCGGAAACCGGGCAAGCGTGGCGGATACGGAAGGTCGTCGAATACGAAAAGCGGGTGAAACTAGGGCACAAGCAAAAGCATTCCCGGCACCGTCGACGACGTCTTCGCGGCGTCGGTCGTCGGGAAAACTTCGGTATCGACCCGCGCGGCGTGCTTAAACTACCGTACCCGCACGCCAAAGACATAGATTCGGCGGAAGGCGACGCCGTCGTCGCCCTAAACCCGCGATCGACCGACGATATCACCGACGAAGAAGGGCGCGACGACGGTAACTTCGTGCTTGAAAACCGGAACGGGATTCTTCGACCCGACATTGATATCTTTACCCGCGTCGGCACGCAAACGCACGGGCCAACCGTCGAAAATCCCCGTATGCGGGTGACGTACCGGTACGGAACGCCGCACGACGTAACCGACCATTCGGGTACCGCCGCCGACTTCGACTTCGTCGATTCGAATTGGTCGGTATCGTCGACGGTGCCGGGTGACGTACGCGACGCGGTCGCCCTTCGCGTCGCCGGGCGCTTGATATCCGGCGACCAATACGGCGAACTAGTGCCCGCCACGGGCGACGATAGCCCGTCGTTAGCCGAAGCCGCGTCGCGGTGGAAAGGGGAAGCCCGATCGCTTCTAGACGAATACCGGCGGGTTCGATAATGCCAACCGTTAACGCCACCTTCCGACACGGGAAAATCGACGCCCTATTCGAAAACCTAAACGTCGTAATGCGGGTCGGCTATTCCGCCGATTACGCACCGTACGTCGAATTCCCGACGGAATACACGGGCACGTCGCCGCCCTTCGCGCCCTTGCACGAATGGGTAAAGCGAAAGTGGAATGACTTAGACGACGGGCTAAAAGACCTAGCGACGGGCGACACGATCGCCGAACGGCAAAGGCAAGTCGCCTTTATCGTGCAAGCGGCGATCGCCGAAAACGGCACCGACGGCGTCTTCTTTATGGGTCGTTCGTTCGAAGCGGCGAAGCAAGCAAGCAAGCAATTCCTAGAAGCGTTCGAAGGTAGCGACGATATCGAAGCGGTGCCTAAAGCCTTCAAGGAAACCGCCGAATTCGCCTTTCAGACTTCGCAAGATATCGTCGCGGAAGAAGCTAGCGACGAAGGTAACTTGCTACAATCGGGCTTCGTCGTCGTCGAAAAGACCGGGGAAACCTATTTCGAACAAGAAGGGCGTGGGTAACGTATGACACAACCGACCTTCTTAATCGTCGACGACCTTGTATCGCTAGTTAAGACCGAATTTAACGAAGGGAATGTCGCCGGGTCGAAGACCATTCTAATCGACGAAGCCGACGAATTGGGGAAGGGGCGCGACTTAGGCGTGTACGACTATATCGAATTTAGCGGCACGTCGCCGAATTCGATCGAATACGCCGACCTAACAATGTCGTCGCAAGACGTCGACGCCGCTACCTTCGTCGAATTGAAAGCCGACGATAAGACCCGCCGTAAGGAAATGTTCGCCGAATTGCGATCGGTGATAGAAGCGAACGCGAAGCGACCCGACACGCCGGGCGATTACGACCGAATGCTATTCGGGGAAATAACGTCGTTAGACGATTCGACCTTCGGCGCGTACGTGCTTGAATTCCCGATACTATTCGAAGCCCGTGCCCGAACGGTGGCGTAAACCGCATACCGCTATACCCTTCTTCGACGTCGACCGGTGACAAAGACCTAATAGCCCGTGGCTTCGTCGTATTCGTATGCTTCGCGTCTTCAAGCGGGCTATGTGGGTGCGCCCGCCGAAAGAAGTCGTCGACGAAGACGACGACGGAAACCCGACCGAATTCGAATACCCGCTTACCGACGATCGTAAGCGATTCAAAGAACCGTTACGCGCCGACGGCACCGACGACGAACCCGACGAATTCGACATACGCGACCGGATACCCGCCGAATTCGGCACCGACGGGGAAACTCCGCAAGAAGCGGGGAAGCGGGCTAAGAAGATTGAAACCCTACTAGCGACACAAGACACTAAGGTCGAACGGTTCGAACCCGACGAATAACAATGCCCGGAAACGACCCATTCGTACGCCACGATTCGCAAATCGTGGTCGGTGACGAAACGACGCAAGGAACGACCGTTACGCCGACGCGAACGCCCGGTAAAATCGACGGCGAAACGGATATGCCCGACCCGTCGGTCGAATGGCAAGAAGAACAGTCGATCGCGGCGGGTGCGCAAAGGGAAATTACGGGGAAAGAACCGGGTAGGAACGTGTACGAAGGCGGCACGCTTCCCCTTATCCCGTACGACGGCTTCCCGATCGCGTGGCTATTGGGTGCCGATAGCGTCACCGCCGACACCGGGCTAGACACGGGCGGGCCGACGACTTCCGACGCGGGCACGACGTTACACGAAATTACGGTCGCAAACGACCCGCTTGCGGTGACGAAGACGGTCGAAGCGACTTACTTCGGTAACGGTGGCGGCGACGACTTCGTGCGCACCTTCGCGGGTGTCGCGCCGCCGACGGGCACGATATCGGTCGATAACGAATCGCAATTACGCACCGAATTAGACCTTATGGCGTTAGGCGTGACGACGGGCACGTCGCCGACGACCGGGATATCGGAAGACACCCGGTCGCCGTGGCTTTTCCACGACGCCGAATCCGACCTTTCGATCGGTGGCACGACGTACGCTAGGGTAACTAATTTCGAATGGGAAGTTACGACGAACTTAGACCCTAGGTGGTATATCCAATCGTCTAGCCCGGAAGACCCGTTCGAACTACTTTGGCAAAACCTAGAACATTCGATTAGTGTTAGCGTCGTGCCCGACGACGATTCGCTATTCGACGAAGTCGTCGGGCGTGACGATTCGGGCGACGCTAACATTCAATTCCACGAACCCGACGCCGACGAACGGTTACGGTTCGAATTTACTAACGTCGGCACCGAAGAAGCGCCGCACGGCTTCCCCGAAGAAGGCACGCCGGAAGTCAGTCTTAGCCTAATCCCCGATTCGGCGAAGGTGTTAGTCGAAGACACTTCCGAAACGTCGGCGTACGTCTAAAGGCACCGACACGCTTTTTCGTCGACCTTTCGTCTTGCCGGGTATGTCGAACGACGGTACCGACGACAAATGGGGAAGCCCGCCGGAAGAAATAGCCGATTACGATATGGGTTCGGCGCAAGACGCGATCGCCGCCGACGACGATACATACGTTAAATGGGTCGCCGACCACGAACGCGAAACACGTTGGGCGTTCGAATTGCGCGAACGCGTGCCGATTCGGAAGAAGGGGCAAATCTTAGAACGCAATACGTCGGTCAACGAAGACGGGCTAAACGTCGCGTACGACTATTACGTCGATATGTTAGAATATATGGTCGTGTCGTGGTCGGGCGAAGACGACGCCGACGCGCCCGGTCTTCGGGAATTGCTAACCCGTGCGTACACCGGTAACGAACCCGATAACCCGGTCTTCGAATCGTTACAAGACGAAGTACCGCCGCCTTTCCAAAACGTCGCGCCGGGTGATTTAAAAAAGTAAAACGCGCGGTTCGGGGGAAAGAACCGCGTACGATCGAAGAAGCCCGGATACAAAGGGAAGTCGCGGAAGCGATACTAAACAAGAAGGGGCTAGACCACCGGGCGATACACGGCGTCGAACGTGACGTCGTGACGGTTCGGAAGCGATACGACATAGCCGCCGCCACGCGGCGCGTGACGGCGTCGGTCGGGCGGCGTGCCCTATCGGTCGGGTTAGCCTTAGCCGCCGTCGTGACGGCGACCACGGGCGTCGTGGCGGGCTTAGAATCGACGGTCGCCCTAGCGATCGGATTCGCCCTAGCTAGCGTGGCGGTGTATAGGGCACCCGACTTCGTCTTCGAAGCGCCCGACCCGGCGGTCGAACGCGGGCTTATCACCGAAGACGGTATGACAGACAAAGAGGTAATGCGCCGCTTTGCGATCGCCACCGAACGCGAAGCCTATCGCGCCGAAAAGGTACAAGAGGAAAGGAAACGAAGCGAACGCAAGGCCAAAGCCCGAAGGAAATTCTAACTATGCAAATCGGCACCATAGAATACGAAGCCCGCGTAACCGGCGTCGCGGAAGCAAAGCAAGACGCCGCCGACTTCGCGTCGACGCAAGAAGACGTCGCGTCGTCGTCGGCGGAAGCCGCCGCCGCCGGGTCGTTCCTTGCGGGTACGCTATCCGACGTCGGCGACGAAACCGAAGACGCGGGGGAAGAAGCCGACCGCACGTCGTCGAAGAC